GATAGTCGTTGCCCCCGATTTAACTTGGGTCAGGATTGCCCGGTCTGGGTGTTCCCTGAGTTCACACGGTTTTAATTCTGCCATCATTTAACAGAATTGTTTATCTCGAAGGATAATTTCGCTGCCTCACACTGTAGAGTTACATCGACTTATCTACTTGTGCGCTGGACTGTCGCATATTATATGTGTGACCAGTTTTTACCAGAACGGATAAAACTAATAACATACGGCTTAACACCAAACTTTTCAGAAATCTCTCTATCTTTTAAGCCAGCAGGTATAAGGGAGTATTTAATATACCTTACTTGCTCTTCTTTAAGAATTGCTCTGGAGTTCTTACTACCAGAACATATACCCTCATAAGACTTTGATTTATCTTTCCAGTTTTTCTTAGCTCGCTCTGACCTAGCTTCTTTTGTATCTTTTACAGCAATAGCCAGAATAGTCGCTTCAGATGTAGCCTTACTGTGCTTATCTCTGTTTGTTTGATCTAAATACCATCCGGGCTCAACACCTAATTCACCACCTTGTTGAGAGTTCCAACCAATATTAATAACTGGTCGAAAAGTTCTCTCTAAAAGAAGTGCTTCAAATAAACTAAGATGTTGTGCAACAATAGTTTTATTTAGATTAGTCCAACCATATTTATTCTTTGCAAAAGTAAAGTGGCTTTTACGTTTATTCTTCTTATGAGCCCTCATTCTCTCATGGAAGTTAGAAGTAATACCCACATAACCTTCTGAATAAATATCCAAATGGTTAGGCAAACAAATCCAATAAACACAATACATATAATCCCTCTCGCTCAGTCTCTCACGCTGCACAGCTTTCACTTGCTTGCGCCCTGTCGTCATGTCGCTGACTTCCAAGTCAATTAGAGAGGGTTTTAAATCCCCACATTGTCGCTTAGGGATTTGTACCATAGTTGAGGCTACTACTTCGTCGTCCCCATTTTGCTGCTTGATTTTGACTAGCTTTTCGGTTAAAGATTCCACGCTCTCCTGATTTAGATTTAACAAGAGAGAGCCACTCTTCCATGAAAGTTTCAGCGTCAGGTTTCTCTGTGTAGGCTACACTGTTATTAGCTAGACTACGGTGTGGGTTATCAATATACCAAGCACCAGACTTAGCGTCTCTCATACGAAGATCAGAGAGATTAGATAGACTAATCAAAGCCGATCGACGTACTCCGCCAACTACAACGACCTCACCAATCATGCACATAATGTCATGCACTTCCAGTGAAGTTAGCTTACGTCCTTTGGCTCGCTTGAATGTGTTGATAACAAACTCAAACAATCGTCGCAGAGGATCAGGGCCAGACGCTCTTCCTCCGAACGTCTTGAGTCGAGCACCTGCTGGACGAACTTTGCTAAAGTCGATTCGTGGAATATCTCCTTCCCACAAGTTAGACAATAACTTTTTGAAGGCTTTTGCCCACCCGAGTTTCGAATCACCCACAACAATCGTGTCATCTGTATCTCTCAACTCATTAGGGATATCAGGTAGTTTAGCAACCTCTTGTTGTTCACAAGAGAAACCAACCCCAGTACCATTCATCAAAATATAAAGACATTCAGAAAAAGCACGCTTATTATTCACTGCAAGGTAACTACAGTTATAAGCAGAGATATTATCCCGATCACAAGCCTCCCCCGCAGTCATCATTAAACGCATAGAGGGCATAACATCTAAATACAGGATAGCGTCCCTAATCTGCTCCATTTCATACTCTAGTACACCTCTACCTACCTTTTTGGCTAGGTAATTACAGAGACGATCTACTGTCTCTTCCCAAGTCTCCCTTCGACCTTTCTCTGGAAGGAATCGAGAATATCGACTCCTATGAATAATTTCAGAATAAAGTGTTGGCAATTCTACCATATATCACCTCAACAGGATTAAAAGAATAATCATTAAAATGAGCGGTACCATTATTTATTAGCTACATTGTTCAGTTTCTCATAAGTACGAAGGCCACCCAGACCAAGCATACCTAGAAGAACTTGCAACGTCAGCCCCGTATCTAGAACAGGGAAAGACCCCGTATAGTTATAAAGTACAGTGGCAACAAAGCGTAGAACAGGCTCTCCCATTGCTGCATAGAAGAGACTGATACCGCCAACCCAACCTGCAAAAGGTCGCCACCCACTTACAAAGAGACTTGTACTAGCTGCCTCTACTTTATTAATATCGAGTTGCCCTGCAATCTGGGCAAGCTCTCCTGATTGCTGAAGTTCAAGCAATTTCAACTTAGCTTCAGCAGCTTGTGTAGGGTCGGGCCAAATACGTGTAATAATAGTATTACCAATATCCAATACTGCACTGATAGGATCAAGACTCATTTAGTGTACCGCCTTTCGCGCATTTAGGTCAGTCTCAAATTTAGAACTGATGTGACCTAGAATAGATTCAAAAGCTGCTGCGGAGGGGGTGGTCTCCAACTCCTCTATATCCTCTGGAATGGGTGGTTCAGTAGTAGTAGTAACTACAAACCCATTTTCATCTATATTATCTTCGATAGTAAGAATGAATTTTTTAACTTTAAAAGCCGTCATCAAGTTGTCCTTTTAGGTCATCAAAATGTTCTTCAATATATTCAGAGAGTACTTCAACAAGCGTAAAAGAGTCTATTTCAAGTAAATCAATAATCTCTTGTTCAGAATACTCTGAAGCGAGCCTCTCCTTAAATTCTTCAAGAGTCAGTTCCATAATGTTCCTGATGTGGGTTATGACAATTATTGTTCATCACTCTTTAATTCCCTTTCAATGTACCAAATAGCTTTCTGTAGGTCTGCCTTTTTACTACCCTTCAAATTACAACGAGAAATATACTTTAGAGCATTACCTAAATTATAATTAAGTTGCCAGTCTTCAATTACTGTGATTGGTTGTGGTTCAAGCTTCTTATAATGATCTGCATGTGGTGCTTCAGATAGCACAGAAAACCTCCATTCTGGGAAATTAAAGAGATTGAGGGGCGGTAACCAAAAATCAGGCCACTTGTACAAGTACATTCTTGCTTTCCTTTGGGGAAAGAAGTGTATACTTACCACGCATCCAAGTACCACAATCTTCACAGTGATACCGTTGATACATTTGAGTCTTAGTCTTCTCCATACCACGTTTAATCACGTGACTACCTCCACAGTTTGTACACACAATCACCTCTGAATTAGTTGTAAGACTATAATTAGGGTGATTAGTAATCCAAGGGATAAGACGGCGATAAAGACCTTCAAGAAGAACCACGTCATGCTTATTATAGGCTTCCATCTTTTTCCATGCTGCAGGATCACCTGCCATACATTCCAACCAAAGTTCATGTCCACCTGTTTCTGCCTTTTCTCCGATACCTAGTTCACGGACAATATGATCTAGTTTATTACTCACAAATCGAAACCGCTTTTTGACAACTTGCAACAAATCTACATTTTTACTAGGCTTAGGTGGTGTGAGGGAGTAACGAAGAAACTCACGATTGATAATTGGGATATCAAATTTATTACCATTATAGTGAACAACTGCATCAGCACGAGACAAAAGTGTATGAAGACCTTCGATCATATCATAATGAGTTGATTGAAACTCTGAATCAAAAATTAGTGTTTCATCATCTGCCCATTTAGCCGTATAGCACATAACTCGGCTTGTTTCGTGTAGCTGATTAATGGAAATGTTCTGCTGCCAGATACCCCATACTGTAGCGATATTAGGGCTTGTTTCTACATCAAGAAATAGTAACTTCATCCTTTAGTTCCTTTATTAGTTGTCTTGGTAAACCCTTACGCCAATCATACCACTCAAAACCAGCCTTATTTGCCCATTGTCCATAGCTTGTTGAACTACCTTTTCTCAGCTTAACGTCTGAGTTCATGAATATGAGTATAATACGAATATTAGGATTATATTGCTTGACGAGGATCATTTTCCTACGGTCAGTAGCAGTCAATCGTCCTTTTGTTTCAATTCGTATATTCCCAATAGTCCAATCAGGTATGTAATTTTTCTTTGTTTCAGGAACTATATAAGGTAGCTTCTCTGCTTCATAAGCTGCATCAATACCCAATTCGATAAATTTAGCTGCTACCTTTTCTTCAAACTTGCTTCGGTATGTCGGCATGTGGCTGTTCCTCTAGGGCAGCTTTAATAGGACAACCACTGGTCGGCAGTAGCCAACCCTTCTCATCCCTTTCTAACAGTCTGGCGCCATAAAAAGAACAATAGCTATTACTGAAAGTAGAGAGTAAGAAGCTACAAAAACCAGAAGAACTTCTACAGACCTGCTTACCCTCATTACTAAAAAATACCTCAAAATCTACTTTAACTTTCATCAAAAGCTCCAATCTTCATCTTCTTTCCTACGAATCCAGAGAAGTTTGCCAATTAGGTTTACCCTTTCTAAAATTGCAGCATCGTCCAAGTCTGGATACTTGCTCTTGTACGCTTCAAGTACCCTTTCCTTATAACACTCTTCGTCATCACATCCATTTAGAATCTTCTCTGCTGTTTTAGGACCAACTTTAGGAAGACCGGGAATGTTATCTGTGGAGTCTCCAGTCAATAGTTGCATATAAAATCTCTTTATACCATCTTCATAAGAGATATTTATATGCTGGTTCTTGACAAAGTTATAGTGCCTACCGGGAATCATCAACAAATCTTTATCAATAGAGGCGATGATAGTAGTCTCTGTTTGATTAATCCCCAGGGCATCATCTGCCTCCTGTCCCCAAGCTACTTCTGCATATTCGTGATTAATTAAGTATTCCTTAAGAAGTGGGTAGTGCTTAGGTTTATCTGCAGTACGATTAGCCTTATATTGTGGATATAATTTATTTCGGAAGTTTCCTTTGCTGTCTGTAAGGTACACTGTATAGTCTGAACAACCACTATTGAAAAGGATTTCATCAATATAGTTGTTCATACGAACAATCGCTATTTCCTCTGTTTCCTCCTGTGTAGTGAAACCTATCCTATAGAGCAGGATATCCCCATCAACAAGGAGCCTAGTGCCCCCTGTTTCACATTGCAGCGGTTTACGCATCATACTTATAGTCCTTACAATCAAAAGGACGATCAAGGAACCATACATTAGGTTTAGTTATACTCACTTTTGTACGATGGTGGGTACAACTGGTATTAGTACAGTTCCCATCTGGACAAAAAGTAGTTCTGTCCCAATCTCCTCCATAAACTCCAGAAGAAGGTTTAGTCTTTATCTCGTCTCCTGTAATATCATTCGTACTCATAAGGCACCTTAGAACGGGTTCTGGTCAAGATCATCAATCTCTTTTTCAAAGACAGATGAACTGAAGCCAATACCATTGGTAATCTTATCTTGCAGCCACTTAGGCATGTTGTCAAAGACAACCTTATCTGCATAATCTAGATCAAAGAAAGTAGTAGGATTTTCCAACTCTCCAATAGGCATTCCCTTCATTGGACGCGCAACACTAACAATCTTGGCATTACCTGTACTGGTAGAACCCACTTCAACCATGATAGGAAGCCCTAGAATGGCTTTAACATTGCGACCCTTACTGGTGATCTTACCATCGGGGTCCACGGCCTTCAGCAGCTTATACAGGGCTGCTTTCTCGGAGAGTGATACAGTGTAATCCTTACTCAACCAACGAGGACGATCAACACCATCTACTTCCACTCGTTCAGTTGGGAATTCAAAAGTAATGAACACTTTCTGTTGCTGCTTCTTCTCACCTTCCCATTCAATCTCTTGCA